CGTGATGGTTAGATTGATACTTATCAGTCCTCACCATGCTTTGTGGTCTTTACCACCGGATCCTTCCAGAACATCTGGTATATCGTCCTCTTACGAGCACGATCTTCTAGGACGTACTGTTCAGGGCTAAAGGAGTTGTGATCGAACACAACATCTGTAGGCACTGTCTCTCCGTAATAGAACGGATCCATACTGCTTATCTGTGTTTGACACAGAGCGTAGCGGTCGATGAACCAAGCATCCGAGAAATCGGGTAGCTCGGTTTCCTTTATGGTTGGATAGTAGGCCAGCCTCTGTAAGAGGCTACCGAACCAAGCCAACCCCGGTGAGCCTTCATCCTTTCGGATGTCCGGATCATCAGGAGCGAGTGGGCTCAAGTCCAGTGACCGTAAACCAGCGGTCTTCTGGTACATTGAAAAAGCCTTGGCCCAGTAATTGGACCAACTCCGTGTTGAAGCCCCACATGCATGAAGCACGTTAAGGACCGATGACATTTCACCGTGGTTACCATACTTGTACGGCCTAAAAGCCGTCCAAGTGTTCCTTGATTTGGTAATCAGGAACCCAGCGAACTCTACAAGGTTACCCTTGTAGGACTTATGCCAAGATATTGGCACCTTGAAACGTTCCAATGTTTCGAGGTAGAGCTGAAGCAAATCTTCATCGAAGATGAGCACGTCATCGCCTAAAACACAGAACTGTGCTTCCGAATTCGACAAGCCAAGTCGATAGGATAAGCCGTTCAGCAACATGAAGTGGGTTAAATGAAACAACGGGAATGAGCCGTATAGGCCCATTGGCTGTCCCGCAGCATAATGCCACTCCGTGCCGTCCAGGCCCCAGTAGGGACCCTTTAGCTCCTCAAGAGCTGAGGCGAACTCAGGGATGCCTAATTCTTCACATGTGACTTGTTGAAGCCACAAGGGGAATCGATCTGTTGCGGATGACAAATCCACAGCATGGCAGAAAGAACCGCTGTTCAGGCGGTTTAGCGCCGTATAGACGCCACGGACCTGATCCATGGCACAAGAAATGCCAAAGGTCAGGTTGGGGTTAACATTGTTAACCTCAATTGACCGCAGAACACCCATGAGGTATCTGTGGTATGGATGACAGTAAAACTGCACCCATGCATTCGGGGAGCAAACAACTCTCCCCTTAGCTCCGCCTTCCTGGATGATTGTTATTCGACCATAGGTCGGATCACCTGATTCCAGTTGATACTCTTCAGCAAGCTTCCTCATTTGGAAGTCACCAAATTTCTCAATTAGAGAACTAGGTACCTTGCCCTTTGTGCACAGGCTAGCAGCCAGTGACAAGTACGGGCTTCTCTTAGTATCCCTATTAGGGATTTTGAGAAGGTTTGGATACGCGGACGTACCCGACAGTCTGCTCAAGTTGTCAAGCTTGAGTTCGGCTTTCGGTCTCACACGTTTACCAAACGGTGAGAGCGTTAACACGCGTTCCCGTGGGAACTGCCCCGCCCTTATGAGGCGGAAGTTCTGTTGCGATGTCGGTTCATAACCGGGGTTGTTTAGACCCGGTTCGGTTATTGACCGCTTCGACTTGTTCACCTGCACAGCAGACTCATTCGTCAGCTTTATGGCGGTGTATGCCCGAAAGGGCACTGCCATCGCACGGATTCTGGAGGGCCTTTGCGCGTTCGCCCAAAGACGAACAAGCACGCCTTCTACTCCCTTTGGTAAACCGTCAGCGCAAGCAATTCGCGCCTCAGACATCACCGGAGGGATCTGTGCGACATCG